GTGTCATCCAAGCCTCTACAGCTGGATATAAATCTGCTGGTTTATAATTTTCATAATACCATGCACGGGCATGTTGGTTAGCTCTATGGTATTGTTCACCAGTCCATTCTTCCCAACCTTCCCAACTTGGCTCAGCAAGTTTACTACCTCGTTTAATACGTGGGGCACCACGTACAACTTTCTTCTTAGGTTTCTTTGAAAGTGATTTTACGGAAGCCACATTATTCTCCTTTAAGTTCTTGAATACGTATTTTTAAAGAATCTATTGCGTAGATTGTTGTTAGTGCTCTATGCTTACGCACCTGGGATCGGTAATGATCTAATTCTTCTTCAAGTACATTTATGCGTACTATGTCGTTTATTAATTTTTTATTTTTAGTTACCATCACTAGGCTGCTCCTATATTGTTTCAATTAGTATATAGTCAACTTTATAATAAGTCAACCATAAATGGTTAACTAAAGTGCTTTCTTACTGTATCAATAAATAATTTTACGTTATTTGTAGGTGTAGTTTTTATAATCCCATGCCCAAGTCCGCAAACCCAACCAGTAGTATCTTGGATTGTATCTAGCCATTTTTCTATCTCGTATTTTAAGATTTTTTCTGATGGTTGTAATAATAAAGTTTCATCAAAGTTACCTTGTACAAATCCATGTTCTACTTTTTTAATAGTTTTGTTTAGATCAATTGTACTATCAATGCCTATACCTGCAAATCCAATATCAATAACTTTATTTAAGCTACGGTAAGGCAATGTACGAGAATAATATGCAGTTTGTCCTACAACTGCTAGTTCTTTTAACAAGTTGCAGTACTCGTTATCAAAAAATGATTTAGGAATGTTTGCTAAGCCGCTATCAAATATCATAACAGCATCAGCACCTGCTTCAAGTTGTTCTTTAATACTAGCTTTCAACAAAGGTACTAATACTTGCTTTAAGTACATATGTTTAAAGTCTTGGCTTACTTCTTCGTCACCTACTGCATAGTTTAATATAGTCCAAGGACCGCCTACAAATCCAACAAGTCCTTTGTTAAATGCTAAACGGTCTCTAGTCTGTTCGATTGCTTTCTTTTGAAAGTTTAAGTGTCGCATTGCACCTACATAATCTTTATGATCAACCCAGTTGTCTTCGTCTAAGTTCCATTCAAACTTAGGACCAGGGTCAAACTTCAACGGCAATCCAAGTGCTTCTAAGTGGAATAATATATCACTAAAAAGTATTGCTACATCAAAGTCAAAATCATTAATAGGTAGCATTGCAACATCTGACGCAAGTTTAGGAAGTTTGCACATTTGTTCAAATGACCATTCTTCTTTCATTGCCATGTAACTAGGTTGATACCTACCTGCTTGCCTCATCATCCAGATCGGAGGACAAGGGTTTTCTGCTCTTTCAAGAGCATTTATAAAAAGTTTATCACGCATAGACTTATTTAATACTTCATCTGTTGACATTAACTATGTGTTTTAAATCTTCTCACCAGCTACAAATCCACGGAATGTTTTAAAGCGTGGAAAACGCAAACTGTATGTATCACTGTCTTGTGACTTAGTACGAGCGTCTGCTCTTATTTCAATTAAGTTACCAATGAGACTAGCACGTTCAGTCCAGTACTCATCACGTTGAGCGTCAGTGAAACCACTCCCACAGTTAAGGCGATAATTGTATCCATCGTCTTCTCCTTCTACTATTACGGCACCTAGTCTTCCTTCGTTACGTCCTGTGCCTTCCTCGACGTCAACAACGGTTAATGTAATTTCGATAAACGGTTTTGCTTTTAACCAAGCATGTGTACGTTTGCATTCGTAGGGTGCATCAACATCTTTGATCATAACTCCTTCGTAGCCACCGTCTACAGCCGTCTTATTAAGCTCTACAAAGCGTCTGTTGCCTTCTGTAGTACTAAGGTCAACATCTTCCCATTCACACGCTTGTACGTGCTCTAAGAGGTCTTCGTTCTCTAGTACCCAATACTTAACGTAGTTACTACGGTCTGTTTGCTTCTTATCCCAACTACCTTTAAGGAAGTCTTCTAATGGAATAAAGTCAAACAAGTGTAGTACACTATCAGTTGCAGCTTTACCATCTTTACGATGTACTTGCTTCATAAGGTCTTGAAAGTCTTTGCTCATCACTTCGCCATCTAGTACACAATCATATGGTGCAGGCTTTACTGCAAGTACTGATTCAATCTCTGCAATAATGTGTGGGAAGTTATGAAACTGTTTTCCGTTACGACTAAACAATTCTACTTTGCCTGAACGGCATATTGCTAGTACACGTACACCATCCAGCTTAACTTCGATTTGCTTTTTACCTACCATTTTCTTTTCATGGTTAGCTGAGTCATGTGCTAGAGCACAAGTAAATGTTGGAATTGTATACTGTGGAAATTTCTTAGCAATTTTGTTTACAGTCTTTTCGCTACAACCACAACGTAGGTCTTTAATTAAAATACGTCTGTAAAACCCATTCCATTGTTCAACAGTAGCAATATCCATACATAACGCAATAGCATCACGTGCCGCATGTCCTGTAAGTTCTCTGTTGATTAATTGGTTAGCAAGTACTTTAAAATTATCCCATGCAAGTCCTTGTCCACGTTCTGTAGTTTCTATACGTTCTGGAACTTGCTTTACACCAAATGTAACAAGTGGATCAAGTGCCATCTTTACACCTTCAAAGAACTCGTCTAGTCCTTCTTCCATTGCCGATTGTATAATTGATTCTTTAGCTAGACGTGAATTGTCTGCTTCTAGTCTTGCAATAATATCTTGTGGTTGTGTTTTCATGTGTGCCTCTATGCCTAATTATTATATACATTATACGATCATTATTATCAGAAGTCAACCTTTATTTTGTTTTATTTTGGCATCGGTGCAGGGAGTCGAACCCCAGCTTTCAGTTTTGGAGACTGACGTGCTACCGTAACACTTCACCGACAATGTTGTATTACTATACCATATAATTAATGTATTGTCAACCTTTTATTTCATAAAAGTTACCAGTTTTTTCTTTTTCAGGATGCTTGCCCTGATAGTTTAAAACAGCGGCTTTAATAGCATCTTCTGCTAGTACTGAACAGTGTATCTTTACTGGAGGTAATGCTAGTTCAGAAGCAAGTTCAGTATTCTTTATTTTACCTGCTTCACCTAACGACATACCTTTAACCCATGTAGTTAATAAACTACTGCTGGCAATAGCACTACCGCAACCGTAAGTTTTAAACTTAGCATCTTGAATGATGCCGTTGTCATCAACTTTAATTTGTAAACGCATTACATCGCCACACGCAGGTGCTCCTACCATTCCTGTTCCAATGCTTTCGTCTTTGTCGTCAAACTTGCCTACATTACGAGGGTTCTCGTAATGATCCATTACTTTATCTGAATATGCCATGATTGTAGTCTCGAGTTATATTACACTTATTTATTCTTCTTCTTCAGGATCCCATAAACGTGCAATACGCATTTCGTTTGTTAGGTTTGCTAGTTTAGTCATACTACCCGGACCATCCCAAATCTCGTTCATCAGCTCGTTTATTTCATCTAGTTCGATTGCTTCGATATGATTCTTCTTCCAACTGTTAGCAGTCTTAAAACATTTTTTATGAAAGTGTTCTAACAAGAACTCTACAATCCCTTGTGGAATTCGACTGTGTTCGCTAAATGCAAATGTACCATTAAATCCGTTTATAGTTTGCGGATCGTTTGTAGGTTGCTTTGCCCAAAACTTATTACGATGCTCTGCTTCTGGAATTAAGAAGTTGTGTAAGATATTCATAGTATTGCCTTAGTTGTGTAGTGAGTAACTATTATACTATAAAACTTCTCACTTGTCAACCACATTGCTGCAATAAATCTACTCATCATCTACCTCCGTCTCAAAATATCTACAATAGAAATGGTCACCCCAAGAATCAATCTCTGACTGTGGGTAACCGTTACTTACTAACCATTCCAACGTGCTAGTAAGGTCGGCTGGTATCGGTTTAGGAAACCCAAACTTCCAACCGCTTGGCGGATCACACATCAATACTTTTTTCATTTAATAATCCAATCTATATTCATCCAGTCTGTATCTTCTAGCATCATCTCAACTTTGTCGGCATGCATGCCTTGTAACTGTGTCCAAATGTGTGCATTGTTCATTCTCAGTGTGTACGACTCTTTATAACAACGATATCGAGAACCACTAGAACCAGAGAAGTAGTAGAACTCTTCGTCCTCTTCTACCTTTGTAATGCCACTGTTCATACGCCAACTGTCGCCATCTAAGTAACCGCCAGATGTTCCAACAAGAAGACGATAGTGAGGTTCATCGCCTTTCATCTTGATAACTACCCAGTTGTCACAAGTGTAATCACTCATGCTCACCTCCAGGATCATTTGGATCTAACGGAACCTTATGAGCATTACCTTTTTCATCTCTCCAGATAGTGTAAGTTCTGCTTCTTCCATATGAACGATATCCACTCATAAAGTTAAATGTAGTTGGCTTACGTTTGGCTGTTTCAAACGTACCTACAGTAATGGCAATAGCACCTAGTAATAGAGTATGAACTAACATACTAGCAACTCCTGCCCACATGCTACCTACGATGATACCAAATACAATACACCACATCCATGCTAATACCTGCATAATCATATGTCGTGTGCTAAAGTCTGGAATGACACTTAATGGATTCTTTTCGTGATCCATTACACTATTCCAACAATCAAATACCCATTCTCTCATTGAGAATACTCCTTTTTCAAATATTACTTCATTAGGGTAATGAGCATCTGCTGAGTCGCGATAATCAATAGCGTCATAAACGTCCTTAAACATTTGTGATACCTTATGCGTCTTAAAGTATGCTGTTACTCTATACATTTTAATAATATAACATATAATAATACTGTTGTCAAGTGTTTTAGTTAGTTGATAGGCTAACCATGGCCTACCGCGAGCGTATTAAGTCGCCACACTAAAAATGGAGCGGGTGAGGAGAATCGAACTCCTATCAATAGATTGGAAATCTACCGCATTACCATTATGCTACACCCGCTTTAGTCGTGATATCCATCATCTTCGTTTGAGTCTTCGTATGTGATAGGTCGTTCAACTTGATAAGATCTTATCATCTGTTCTTTTATATCATCTTTATCAAATTCGCCGTCTTCTAGTCTTCGCAATGCATCAGATGCACTACTTGCTTGTCTTGATCTTACTAGATATGTGCATACTCCAACCATATCAGTTCTATTGATGCCGGATGCATTCATCGCTTGTTCCGGAAATACTCTTCCCATGTGTTACCTTTCTAGTTACGTTTACAATATTTTTTTACAAACTCGTATGGTTTGTTGGTGTCTTGATACTTCCACGCTTCTTCTTCAATCCCATGATGACTTGGTTTATAACGTGCAAGTACCTTATTAGATATTTTACCTATGTTTTTGTTTAACACATGCATCTTAGTATTATGTATTCCTGCCTTACAGTCTTGAGCTAAATGAACTGCTTCATGACTTAAGGCTAATTTTATGCGGTAACTAACTTTGTTTTTAGGAAAATTATTTTTTATGTTGTTTACACATAATTCAATTTTATTTGCCATAGGCAAATATACTGCATACCATTTTTTTTGTTTATTACAGTAGTACCCGTTGTGTTCTACTGTTGTGTACTGTTTTAAAAACCTTTCGTTCGCATGTACAGGTTGACATCCTTGTACTAAAAGGAATAATACAATGGCGGAGGATGTGGGAATCGAACCCACTCTACGCCTTAAAGCGTAGTACGGATTAGCAATCCGCTGCATTACCGTCCTGCCCATCCTCCCTAACATTATTTTGCAAACCTAAGAGTGTGTTGTCTACCGTTTAAATCAAAAGTAATAGTACTGTGACTATAAATCTCTTGAGTTTCTTCTTGGTATCTAGTTTCAACATTACACTGTGTTTTTGTTCCACCTGTAGCTTTACTATTACTGTGTCCAAACATACCACCTAATAGGGCACCAACTGCACCACCATTGTCTACATTCTTAGTTACATTGTTACCAATGATGCCACCAATGATAGCACCCTTTAGTGTATCGCCAGTTTTGTCTCCGGACGTAGTTACTTGTCTGCAAACTTCTACATTATAAGGCTTTTGTGTAATAACCATTTTGTAATGGTCTTGTGTATTTCCTGTAATCATATCTGCATTTGCCGAAGTTGCAAATAATACAACCATACCTACAACAATTATTTTACTATACATTTACTTCTCCAAAATTTGTAAAACTTTTATTGATTTAATTCTGTCATATCTAAAACTTCTAAAGCCTTGAGATTCAACAGCCCATACTGCAACCACCTTGTCATTCTTTTGACTTGTTTCTTTCTTTGGATCTGGAAAGTAACTTTCTTTTAGAGTGCAAGGCATTACACGTTCGTCACCGTCTAACTTAGTAAACGTGACTTCTACTACTTCTTTACGAAGTAATTCAATTAGTTTATCTCTAGTAGGAATTCCTTTAAGGTCTGCTACAGTGTCTTGGACTTGATTCATTATAATTCCTCCACAATACCTAGTACTTCTGCTGCTACAAATAGCATACCTGATACAAAGAAAGCACCCATACAAAGTGCAATACCTGCTGCGATGCGTACAGCACTTTTAGCAAGACTTACATAAAAATGTTTTCTACTTACGTCCACTGGTTCTGGAACATATACTCTTTCTGGTATTGGCATTATCGCTTCTCCACTACTTTATCTGCTAGTCCCCAAGTTACAGCTTCTTGTGCTGTAAGGAAAGTATCAAACTTCATTGTTTCAGACATTACTTCGTAAGTCTTACCTGCTGTATTATGCTTTACATATAACTCTGTAAGACGTTTGTTTACTTTCTTAGACTCTTCCATCGAACGTTTAGCATCTTCAAACTCTAGTTCTTGTACATACACACTACCACTTGTACCTCGTGTGCCTGAGCTTACTCTGTGAATCATTGTACGTGACTCTGGTAACACGATACGCTTGCCTTCTGTACCTGCCATAGCTAGGAACGATCCCATTGAACACGCTTGCCCCATTACAATAGTACGTACATCACATTTGATATATTGCATAGTATCGTAAATAGCCAAGCCTGCTGTTACAGCGCCACCAGGTGAATTAATATACAAGTTAATATCTTTATCAGGATTTTGACTTTCTAAATAAAGCATCTGTGCTACAATAACATTAGCCATATTATCTTCTACAGGACCATTAAGCATAATGATTCTATCTTTCATCAGTCTGCTATAAATATCCCAAGAACGTTCACCTTTAGATTCTTGTTCAACAACCATAGGTATTAACGGCATATTATTTCCACTCCATTAGAGGATCAACTGACGACGAATCATGCCAGTCTGTGTGATCTTTGTTAAATCTACGTTGAGTTATTTCTTTACGTAGCATACCATTTTTTACTCTGTACGTAATTAGTTCTTGCTTAATTACACCTGTAGGATCGCTTTCAAAAGCACTTACAAGTGGTCCGTCAAACTTGTTATTCATTATCGTCTCCTGTTATTAACTTTATGTGCAATTGGCCCAGAAGAAGTAAACTCCATGCCGTGTGCATTACCTACGTACACTTTACCAGTCCATCGCATACGGATTCTATTGGTTGCAAGGTATGCATCAAACTCCACACCTTCTTTGAAATTATCTATTTCTGCTTCTGCTACCATCTCGTTTCTAGTATTTGTAAGCATTACTTTATTATCAAAATGTACTTCCATATTGTCCTCTAATTGTTATATACGATTATATACGATTATATACGATTTGTCAACCGTTATTGGTTAATAAATTTAGGTCAATAACGGTTGACAGGTATAATTAGTGTAGTAGTCCAGTATGTGTTTCAGGTTGACAAAACTCCTGCGGATCAATTCCAAATTTATCACAGCATAACTCAATGATGCTTTCAGGTACATCATCTTCGTCGCACCCGTCTGGTACAAATAATCCTTTTAGTCTTCCTTTTTTGTCTATAATCAGTCCCCAGTCTGTATCAGATAGGGCGTGTTCGAAAGTAACTTTTTTGCTCATAACCATCTCCTCTAAGAATGTTCTTCTTTGATCTTTCTAGCAATAGTCTTATAGATGCCTGGATTTACATTTAAAATATGCGGCATCATTTCGTGTCTTATATAGTTGCGATTGAAGCTAGTATCGTTGTTCGATTCATCGCATATGTATTTAACCTGTTTTAGGTTTGCCCATAATTTAATATCTCTCTTACGAGTTAGTCTAAATGGACGTACAACATGATTACGCCTATAAGGAATAATCTTTCCTAATCCATTTAGACTACTAAACACCCAAGTTTCAACGCAATCATCAAGATGATGGCCTGTTACTAACGGATAGTCTTTATGTTTATCAAAAAATTCATAACGTTTTTCTCTCCAAAAATCTTCCCTGCTTCTACCCGGGGGAGGAGAAATTCTACATTTATCTGTAATGTATTCTAATCCATTTTCTCTACAATACCGCCTTACAAATCCTTCAGCTTGGTCACCATGTGCAGTTCCGTGATTATAATGTAATACTTTTACAACATGGTTACGTTTTAAGAAATCAAGAATGACAATAGAGTCAACACCACCACTAACAGCTACACTAATTTTACGTGGTAACTTGCCTTGCATTTTAATTAAGGTCATACCTTGAATAGCTTTACGTAATTTAATCTAGTTTCGTTTGCACTAAACAATTTGTTTTGTGTTTGTGCCTTCACCTTTGCTTTAATACGTTTCATGTCGCCTACGGTATGTTCAAACTTGTTCATAAACGATAATAGATTGCCGTCCATAACTGCTGTATAGTTATAGCTGTCCCATTGTGAACTGTATCGCTTGTCAAGAATCTTAATAACACCTTCAACGACGTCTTTTTCTTTACCTAAGTATTGTGAATTTCTATACTCTATACGAATCTCTTTTTTAAGTCCGTTCTCATGCTGATCACGTTTTACAAATTCAGGAATAAAAGCAACACGACCTAAGTTGTTATATATTACAGTGTCTTGTGATACTGACTCAACCATATCTTTTTTAAAATAATCAAGCTCACCTAGTCCAAGTAATACGTAACGTTTCATCCATTGATGGATTTTAGCTACTTCAGCATAGTCGTCAGCTGTTGGAGTAGGCCTCACAAAGTCTTTTGGCAAGTGATTGATATTAGTTTCTGTGTAAAATGCAAATTTAAGGATTTCTTTGTTGCTAAACTGTGTTTTGTTATCAGGTTCCGAAAAGCGTCTAGTGTCTTTTATATAAGCACCGTTAATACGTTGTGCCGCAACTGCCATAGCAAGTGCTTCTTGTGTAGGAACTGTTTTCAATGGAAGTGAATCCTTGCTTAGATATCCGTTTTTAATTTTAACATCGCTGATCATAGTGTGCCTCTTTGATTGCCTAATTATTAAAAATAGTATAACATCAATTAAAGTATGTGTCAACCATTCCTTTATAGAAAGTATCCAGTTCTTCTTTAGATCCCATGTCACTTTTAAATTGATTTGCTTTACGACATACAATTACATAATTGTTTATTTCGTTTTTGCCACCTAACGATCTTGCAAGTTTGTGATCAACAGTAGGTTGAAAGAATCCGTCATAGTTATCAATATTAGGATTTGTTACTCTGTTTAGTCCCTTGCCATAGTCTAATGGTGTGCCAAACACAGGACAAAAATCCGGAGCAATTTTTGCAAGCCGGAACGGATCACCTTCCCATTTAACCGAGTGAGCCCATATAAGTTTTAAAAACTGATCTTGCTTTGTAGACTTTTTAAACATTTCAAAGAAGGTTGCATATGTACTAGCATCATCTTGCGGATGAAATCTACGTGAGGAGAGAGCCCGGAGGCCCTCTTCTCTAATTTTTACTAAGTCTGCCATTTACATGAACTCCGCAAACTTATCAGCTTCGTGCTTTTGTGCTTTGTTATTGAAAGAGTCTACATCAATGATGCTTGTATACTCTGCAACTTTACCGTTTAGATCTGTAAACACATAAGGTATGTCAATATTAAAGTTGACACCACCTTTAGCAACAATAGGAAGTTTTAAGTCATAACCTTTTTGCTTACCTGGCTGTGCTTGAATGTGTGCTTCTCGATTATCAATTAGTGATTTAATCGCAGCCGCAATCATTAGTCCACGGTTACTACCTGACGTAAAGCGATGGTCTTTCCATTCTGTATATTTGCCTAACTTTGTTTTTTCAGGATACTGCGAGCGAATAGCTTTAAGTACATCAGTCCATACTTTACTACTTGAACTCCAACGTTCACTCATCACTTGTCCAATTTTAATTAACAAGTCATCTGTCACTGCCTTCTTAGGCATTTGCGTAAACAGTTCTGTCAAGCCCCATACTGGCGCATGATCAATTGCTGAGAAGTGCCAAGCATTGCGTACACATTTAAGTGCCATTTCAAATGCAAATCTATTTGAGTAGTTGTCTTTACAAAACTCTT